GCGTGAGATGAGCTTGCGTATGGCACTGAAACTGGCAGACTTGACCAAGGTTTCGGGTATGAATTGGAAAGCTCTTGCTCGTTCAACTTGTATGAAGAACAGCTAAAATGAATCGCCTGGCAGAAATCGCATTAGTAATCATCTATAACTTGGCACTGTTGGCTGGTGCCAGTTATTTGGTTTATTACAAGGATGCAAGTGCTTGGTTATTCATACTTGCGTTAATATTTGCTGCAGGTTGGAAAAATGGCAAAGAACCTGTAACTGTGGAAATTGGAAAATGAATATTTCAGTAGACTTTGACGATACTTACACCCGCGATCCTATCTTGTGGGACGAGTTTGTTGGCCGTGCTATGGAACGTGGACATACAGTTTATTGCGTTACAGCTAGAGAGAATACACCGATTAATCAACACGAAGTATATGACACAATTGGTCGTATAATTGGCAAGGATAACTGTTACTTTACCAGCCAATTGGCCAAAGCAAAGTATATGTTTGATCAAGGTATTTGTATTGATGTATGGATTGATGACTTACCCAGCAATGTAGACAACAATAAGCGATTATTTGCCGACTTCAAAAATACAGGCTTCCCTTATTAGATTGGTAAGTATGATGGTAGCTCCTGGGTAGTTCTTTAACTACCCACTTTCACAGGAACCCGTAAAAAGGTTCCTGTTTTTTTGATCTTTGTTTATAAGTATGTTATACTAGCATATGGATTTTAAACTCTATTGGACCGCTTCAGGCGATGTCTTTTCAGCAACAGCAATCGACCCAGAACTAACCGAATGGTTTATTGATACCTGTCAGGGACAATTTCGTGTCATAAACAATCCTGAAACTACAGCAGTAGAAACAATTTTTTCAGACCTTCAAAAAGTAAATCAAGCCTTGGTCAAGTTGAATCTACCGCTTATTTCTGTGCCCAGCAACATATTAGATCAACGCCAGCTCAACCAAGTTCACAAGGACTGGGTAGCAATACAACAATTACACTCCAGTTTTGATACCTTATTATACAGAATAGATCCTGATTTGTTTGAGTCGTTTCATTTGACCAACAACAAAGTGCACGAAATTGAACGGTCGTTTAACTACGCAATGAGAACACCTGAGTTTAAAAAATTCCCCAATCCATTTTATGGACGTAAATTTTCTCCTGGCAAATTCAACATCAGCTTGATTTACAGTGACTTTGGTCGCAACTCTTGGGAAAAGTTTGTCAACGGTGAAGTAGAACCCAATGACGCAGAACTTAGTCAATGGCAATTGGTAGGAGAAAACATTAACATCAATCTAGTTAGACCGTATAATATAACTTGGCCCACTGATTTTATAAATTGGTGTCAACAACACACTATTGAACCAGTGTATAATAAATTACCCCTGGGTAACATGCTGGAACAAGATTTAACCGAGGCCCGAGAAATCATGGTTAAAAATATGCATCGCCCCGACAACTATTTAAGGATGTCTAAATCATAATGCGCACCGCAACAATCATAGTTCGAGACGAAGTTAACATCAAGATTGAAGGTCTTGAGTTAGATGCTAGAAAGAAATTGGTCAATACATTCAAGTATGAAATACCCGGAGCACGTTATCAACCCAGTGTGAGACTAGGACGTTGGGATGGCAAGGTTGCGTTCTTTCAGCTGGGTGGCAGTAGTTATGTCAACTTACTGCCCGAAATCATTCCTATCTTAGAAGACTTTAACTACGATATCCAGCTGGATGATCAACGTGACTATTCAACCAAGTTTGAATTCGCACAAGTAACTGAAGATACATTTGCTCATAAGGTGTGGCCCAAGGGACATCCGCAAGCAGGCGAACCCATACGTTTGCGTGACTATCAAATTAAGATTGTCAATGAGTTCTTGGCCAATCCCCAGTGCCTACAAGAAGTAGCCACTGGCGCAGGTAAAACTATCATGACCGCGGCCTTGAGCTACAGCGTAGAGCCCTATGGTCGTAGCATTGTAATTGTGCCCAACAAAAGTCTTGTAACGCAAACAGAAGCTGACTATCGTAACTTGGGTCTTGATGTTGGTGTTTACTTTGGCGATCGCAAGGAGTGGGGCAAGACTCATACCATTTGCACTTGGCAAAGCCTAAATGTGTTGCTTAAGAACACCAAGAGTGGCACAGGCGACTGCACCATTGGCGAGTTTATTGAAGATGTAGTTTGTGTTATGGTTGACGAAGTGCATATGGCCAAGGCGGACGCACTCAAAGGCTTGCTCACAGGAGTAATGAGTCAGGTGCCTATACGTTGGGGACTAACCGGCACTATACCCAAAGAAGATTATGAATACAAGGCCTTGTTGTGTAGTATCGGACCAGTGATCAGTCAACTCAGTGCTTCGGAGTTACAGGACCGTGGTGTCTTGGCACAGTGCCATGTAAACATTGTGCAGTTGGTAGACCATGTAGAATACAAAGATTACCAAAGCGAATTGAAATACCTGTTGGAAGAATCTGGACGCCTGGATACCATGGCCGATCTAATTAGACAAGTTAATCTTACAGGCAATACACTTGTGCTAGTGGATCGTATTGCTCCAGGTAAAGCATTAGTTGAACGCTTGGGTGACCGCGCAGTATTTGTATCGGGCTCAACCAAGGCCAGTGATCGAAAGGATGAATATGATGAAGTTGCGACTAGTAGTGATAAGATTATTGTGGCTACCTATGGTATTGCTGCTGTGGGCATCAATATCCCTCGCATCTTTAATCTTGTGCTTGTTGAGCCTGGTAAGTCCTTTGTTCGAGTCATCCAATCGATCGGTCGTGGCATACGCAAGGCGGAGGACAAAGACTTCGTCCAAATCTGGGACATAACCAGCACCTGTAAGTTTGCCAAACGACACTTGACCAAGCGTAAACAGTTTTACAAAGAAGCCAACTATCCGTTTACACAAGAAAAACTTGAATGGATGAGGATAAAATAGTTGACTTTATCAAGTAAAACCTATATTATAACAACATGCGAATACTAACCTTAGATAACCAACCATTTGACCTAGATCATCTTCCTGAAGAAGTAGATGACATGCGTTTTGCTATATTTGACAATAGTAATCCACAAGACCCAGACTATCATTATATTCCTTTGATCTTCTTGGAAAGTTTTAATGCGCCAGCCTTGGTCCTGCGCATTGGTGAACACAGAATTCGTATGCCCGTGGATTGGCAGATACTCATTGGTGAACCTGATCTTGGCGACCTAGAAATTCTACCTTTGACATCAATCAATGATCGCGGATTCAAAGCATTTCAGTTCAATCCCTTGAGCAGTTTTCGTCCTAGTTTCTTAGACATAGAAATCATTGACGTGTATCAAGAAGTGTCATGGTATGCTCCTAAACTAAAGAATGGACAGATGTTGTGTGTGCCATTGGGCAACGACGAGAATCCAGACTGCGTGTATTTTGTCAAGGACATTAGCCGCACCTGTGAAATTGTAGACTATAACAAGGCATGGTAATGAAAAATCCTGAACAATACAAAGAAACAACACCAGCAGAAGGCACAGTAGTTGTTCCAGATAAAAAACTTTCAACAACAAAAACCAGCACTGATTTAAAAATAGAAAGACTAGAAGAACAATTTGCTATTCAACAAAAGGAACTGGCAAAACTGCGTCGCGAAATTGGCCGACTCAAAGGCAATATCGGTGACGTTATAACAGTATTAAAAAATCGTGGATAAACTATCAATACAAAACGAAATGGCACAGTTCGACAAGAAGAACCGTGACTTTTATGACAGCCTAACTGACGAAGAACGTAAAAAGTTTAGCAACTTTCTTATGATTAGGTATGGTTCTAGTGTCACGGGCAGTGCCGATCTACAACACTATTACTTGGTGGCCACAAACGAACGTCTTAATAAACATTTTTTTACTATTAACCGACATCCTAAACTACAGTGGCTTTGTGCTACTTCGGTCAGTCCTGACATGGGTATTCAGCGACACAATTGGATCGCTCCAAAGAAAAAAGAAACCGGTGGCAGCAGTATCAAAAAGCAGTTGGCAGAACTGTATCCAACCATGAAAGATGATGAGTTAGAACTCATGGCAAAACTCAATACCAAAAAGGATGTAGAAGCTTATTTGAAACAAGCAGGAGAGGACGCAAAACGATGATTTGGCTGTTTAAAAAATCCAATAATGTGTTGCCTGAGCATAAAAACATTGTGTTTGGAGGATGGCAATATGCTCCAGCACAAGATATCACAGCACACGAAGTTGCACTGTTGGCACCCATCTTTGGCGGTGTCATGGTGCGAACAGATATTAAACCTTATATCGAAAAAAATAATTTAACTAGACATTTTATTATACCTGAAGAAGAATGAAGTATACCTGTCAGTATTGTCGCAAAGACTTTATAAAAGAGTCCAGCTTGGCTGTGCATTCGTGTGAGCCAAGACGTCGTCGCCAGGAAAAAGATGAACGTGGAGTGCAGTTGGGTTTTCAAGCCTACATCAAGTTCTATGAACTTACACAAGGGTCGGCCAAGTTAAAAACATTTGATGACTTTGCTGACAGCCCTTACTACAAGGCCTTTGTCAAGTTTGGTCGCTACTGTGTATCTGTCCGAGCTATCAATCCAGAACAATTTACTCGGTGGGTGCTGAAACAAAACAAAAAGTTGGACCACTGGGCCAAAGATTCTGTGTATTCAGAATATCTAACTGAGTATCTGCGTGTAGAGAATGTGAACGATGCCTTGGCTCGTGCCATTGAGTTCAGCATAGACTGGGGTGAGAAGAACAACGCCAAGCCTGAAGATTGCCTTAGGTATGGCAACGACAATGCCATGACCTATGCTGTCAGCACAGGACGTATTAGTCCCTGGGTAATTTATTGTAGCGAAAGCGGACAACGATTTTTGAATGAACTAGATCAAACACAAGTGGCTATGATATGGAGCATCATTGATGCTGACTATTGGATGCGTAAATTCAAAGACTATCCAGCGGACTATGAGTATGCTCGAGAAATGTTAACCAAGGCAGGATGGTAATGTCAGCAGATATCGACTTAGATTTGGCAGATAGAACAATACTACTCAATTTGATTGACGCGGTTCCAGCACGTCAACAGCATCAAGGACAAGTGCGTAGACACAACTCGGGTGTGTATGTCACAGACATTCCGTATGATCCCATCAATGAGTGTGCCGCAATTGACTATGAAGAAGCCGAACAACGTGGTTACTTCAAGATTGATTTACTAAATCAAAGTGTTTATCAGTTGATTACAAGCCCTGAGCACTATGCGGAGATGTTGGCACTGGAACCTCCTTGGGAACGCCTATGGACCGATCCAGACTGGGCTAGTAAACTAGTTCACGTGGGTAACTATACAGAACTACTCAAAACCATGCGTCCTGATACCATACCTAGAATGGCTGCATTTATTGCTATTATTAGACCGGGCAAGGCACACTTACAAAACCGGCCATGGTCAGAAGTATTTGAATCAGTTTGGGATGGTGATGCCAGTCGAGGATTTGTATTTAAACACAGCCACTCAATAAGTTATGCGGCCTTGGTAGCCCTGCATATGAATCTAATCAACCTTACGAACTAGGGTAATTGATTTACGCTTGGACTTCTTACGTGCCATTTCTGCCAGGCTACACACAGGCCCGTGTAGAACTTCTAGGTCCTTGTTGATAAAAGTTCTTAGGCAATTCTTAAAAGGATCCCATTCGGCTTTGAGGAATATGTTAATGGGTATGCTACGGTTACTTTCCCACCACCAAACATTGGCTAGTTCTAAAAAACGCCGTTTGCTTTCTATGTCCTGTATGCTTCCAAAATCGTAAATTGTAGTAATTACGTCATCTTGATTCTGAACAATGCCCACATATTCCTGATTGGCATAAACGCACAAGGTTATAAATGGGTATTTTTCTATTAATTTGGCAAAAATATCGTTGTTCATATCCGGAATATTTATAACCAAATTGGTCAGTGGTTGCGTAAACGATAAATAGAGTGTATGTATTCAACCCAAGTTTATCTCTATCAACAACTAACGCGAGTATTGCTGATGGATACTGGTGCGGGCGAAACATTTATCTATAGGTATGATCCTGTGTACGCAAAACGACTAACAATTAACAAAGGTGTTGACAACACTATCTTGTTTGAGTTTATCAATCAAGAAGAAAAACCCGTCAACATTACTGGAAGCACGTTTGTTTTCAGACTAATCGATCAACAAGGCACCAAGTTGTTAATTGATGAGCCTTTGACAATTCTTAACGGCGCAACTGGGCGTGCCAAAGTGGTTCTTACAGCAGAACAGTTGCTGGAATTACAAGCACAGCCAGCCAACTACAGTATTCAACGTATTCAGCCCATGGGCGGCTACAGTGATGCGGTGTTTACCAACGCTCAAGCAGGTGCACGTGCTCCTGTGGATGTAGTTGACAGCATAATGCCTAAGTTTGTTCCCAGCAGTGAACTCACTATTCCTACTTTAGAACTGTCAAACCAAATCCAGTATGGTGGTGTTAGTTATGGACAATATCCAGGTGGTTGGAATTGGAACGTTAATGGTGGCTTAGGTTATTGGACCAGCCTAATGAACACTGAATATTTCAGTAGTTTTATAGCGCCGCGCGGCCCTGTAACTACAATTCAAATGGACTTGGTCGGATATACAGGAACTATCAAAGCACAATGGGCAGAAAATTATCAAAGTCTTTGGTATAACATTACAGAATCAACTACCTATCTAAATCACACAGGAACCATACATATGAATGTGATTGGTTGGTATCCGCTGTTACGTTTGGCATTTAACAATAGTGTATTTGCCACACCAGACCAACCAGGCTATCCTGCCTATGCTGTGGCTTTTGTTGACAATGGACAAATATCTAACATCGAAGTTCTCAACGGCGGATCTGGTTACCTAGCTCCACCACAGGTTGATATCATCGGTAACGGTAGTGGTGCAACAGCAGTAGCAGAAATCAGCCCTACTGGTCAAGTGATCGGCATTACTGTTACCAATCCAGGATCAGGCTATTGGCCTGTTCCAAGCGAACCAAATCCAGGCGCACAACCAAGTCCTGTTCCAGCCAACCAACAAGGTGCTATTGTTGTAATCTCTACAGGATTTGTTGTAAACCTAATGTATCGTTGATACATAATTAATGTTCAAAAAAATTGTAGGGTTTGGCGATTCATGGATGTATGGCGACGAACTCACAGATCCCAATAACACCGTAACCGAACCGCATGCTCGCGGTTTATGTAATGCTGCCTACAGAGAACGCAACTGTTTTCTTGGTCAACTTGGACAATACTATAATGTCCCAACAGAAAACTTTGGTATCATGGGCGGTAGCCTAGACAGTGCTAGATGGACATTCTTGTATTGGTTGGCACACGAATCTGATCCTGAATCTTGTTTAGTGCTACATGCCATAACCAACAGTTATCGTTTTAGTCACTACAATCCTGCTCACAAGACCATGCCAAACGATCCACCTTGGAATCGTTTTGTCCACAGTAGTTGGCCCGATGTCACATTCGAAAACCTAATCAAACAACAAACAGTATTGACCGACTCGCCAGAACTGCATCAATTGCGTTATCAAGAAACGGTGTTGTTGTTTGATGGTGTCAGCGCCAGACAAGACATCCTGACCATGCAGTTTAATGTGTTTCCAGAAAACAATACCTGCGACGCACCCACTTTGTTTACCGATTGGTCTTTAAAATCCTGTATTACAGATACCAAACCCGGCGGACATCCTAACGAAACTGGACATAAAAAGATTGCTCAACTGTTGATTAATTACATAGATCCTGCTATAATAGTAGCATGATTGATGTGGTTTCGTTTTTACCTCCTAAGAAAAAGTCAACAAGTTCAGGTTGGATAAGTTTCAACGCACCTTGTTGCGAGCATAATGGCGAGAATCGTGACAAACGACAACGTGGCGGTATGAAACCTAGTCCTGATGGCTCGTGGTCTTATCACTGTTTTAACTGTGGATACACTTGTAGTTTTGTTCTGGGTCGCAACTTGACATTCAAAGCTCGCAAACTGTTACAGTGGCTAAACGTGCCCAGCGAAGAAATTGAACGCATCAATCTTGAAAGTCTTAAACATAAAAGTATTGCTGGATTACTAACTGATCGGCAACAAGTCAGCAATCAACTGCAAGGTATCTCTTTTGAAGATCGAGACCTGCCAGCTACTGCGGAATTAATCACAGCAGAACATCCCGAGCATGTGAGTTATTTGCGAGGCCGCTGTGCTCCTGCAGATTATCCTTTCATGATTGGCCCTTCTCTACGCCCTGGTATTATTATTCCGTTTACTTACAATCACTCTATTGTAGGACATGCTATTAGATACTTGGATGACCGCACACCCAAGTATATCAATGATATGCAACACGGTTATGTGTTTGGCACAGACCTACAGCGTGACTCGTGGCAGTGGGCCATTGTGGTAGAAGGTGTGTTTGATGCTCTGGCCATCAACGGCTTAGCAGTGTTACACGCAGAAATCAATGATGCGCAGGTGCGCTTGATACGCAGTCTAGGTAAGGATGTAATTGTGGTGCCAGATCAAGATGAAGCTGGTATGAAGCTGGTAGATCGTGCTGTGGAACTAGGATGGGCAGTAAGTATGCCTGAGTGGCCTGCAGGGGTCAAAGATGTTAATGATGCTGTTACACAACTAGGACGTGTAGGAACATTACTGACCATACTAGAACACCGCGAAACCAGTAGAATCAAAATTGAACTAAGGAAAAAACAACTTGTCAAGCAACTGGTGTCCTGAAGTTTATCGTAGCGTATTCATTGATCGTCAAAATGATGATCGTGTTCTCGTGGCTCCTTGCTGTAATGCTCGCCAGCGGGCAGAACCTGTTGATTCTTTTGATTTTTATACCAGCTCATACTTGACTGAACTTAGGCAAAAATTTGATCAAGGACTACGTCCAGATGAATGCCGCCGTTGTTGGCATGCCGAGGATGTTGGACGACAAAGCCGCAGACAAAGTGCTATTGAATTTTTCAATATTGAAGAAGATACTTCTGTTCAGTTAGAAAGCATTGATTACAGTGCCACCTGGGCTTGTAATCTAGCCTGTGTCATGTGCGGACCAACACTGAGCAGTTCCTGGGCCACCGAGCTAAACTTAAACTCAGCAGAGTTGTTGGCCTTGGGAAGAAAGTTTCAAAAATCAAACAGCATTTTAGATCAGCTGGATCTTTCTCAAATTAAAAAAATACATTTCAATGGCGGAGAGCCGTTGTTAAACAACGATCAAGTTGAACTGCTTGAGAGATTGGATCGTGCTGGACGACTACCCCATGTGTCCATAAGCTACAACACAAATGGCACAGTATGGCCCACAGATCAAGTGCTTGACCTTTGGAGTCGAGCAAGATTGGTCAGATTATTTTTTAGCATTGACGCTGTTGGTTCTGCCTATGAGTATGTTAGATATCCTGGAAAATGGCAACACACCGAAGACAATCTCAAAAAGTTGCGTGACCGATTGCCCGGCAATGTGCTGTTGGGTATCAATTTATCTGTAGGCACTTACAATGTGTTTGAAGCAGCAGATGTGTTGACCTGGTTCGACCAACACCTTAGAACAAATCGAGAAGGTGACCCTAGTGATTTTTGTTGGCAATTCGTGTATAATTTTGATGTAAAGAATCTAAATCGTGAAACCAAAGAAAATGCCATTGAACAGTTGTCGGGCCATAAGGAACTTGCTGGAATTGTAGACTATTTGAAATCGACGATAAATTATAAGCACTCAGATGAATGGACACATGAACTGGATAAAATTGATAGTCGCCGTGGAACCAATTGGCGAACTACTATGCGTGTTGGAAAATACTATTAAAAAATTATGTTAAAAGACTACGGCACTGATGTGCAAAAACTATTCCTAGAAATGATGCTACACGATGCAGAGTCATTTGTGCGTGTGCAGAACATTTATAATCCAGAAAACTTTGATAGAAGTTTGCGTCCGGTAGCAGATTTTATCAGCAAGCACAGTGATCAATACAAAACATTGCCTACACGTGAACAGATCAAGGCAGCCACAGGTGTGGCCCTACAGGAAATTCCTGAATTAAATGATGGACATTCAGAATGGTTCATGGCCGAGTTTGAACAATTCACTCGCAGACAAGAACTAGAACGTGCTATTCTTAAGAGTGCTGACCTGTTGGAAAAGGGCGAGTATGATCCTGTAGAGAAGTTGATCAAAGACGCAGTTCAGATTAGCTTGACCAAGGACATGGGCACAGACTACTTTGATGATCCCAAGATGCGTATCAACAAGTATTTTAATTCAGGTGGACAAGTGTCAACAGGTTGGCCACAAATGGACAAGATCTTGTATGGCGGATTTAGTCGCGGTGAACTTAACATTTTTGCTGGTGGATCTGGTTCTGGTAAATCGCTTGTTATGATGAACATTGCCTTGTCGTGGCTACAAGCAGGACTGTCGGGAGTGTATATCAGTTTAGAACTGTCAGAAGAACTATGTGCGTTAAGAACAGATGCCATGTTGGCCGGAATGAGCACCAAAGAAATTCGCAAGGACATTGATCAAACTGAACTCAAGGTCAAACTTGTAAGCAAGAAAGCCGGACAGTATCGTATCAAGGCCCTGCCAGCACAAAGCAACATTAACGATATTAGAGCATATATCAAAGAAGTTCAAGTTCAAACAGGATTAAAAGTAGATTTTATCATGTGTGACTACTTGGACTTGTTGATGCCAGTTAGTGCTAAAGTCAGCCCAAATGACCTGTTTGTTAAGGACAAGTATGTTTCGGAAGAATTGCGTAACTTGGCCAAAGAACTTAATGTGTTGTTTGTAACAGCATCGCAGTTGAATCGATCAGCAGTAGAAGAAGTAGAGTTTGATCACAGTCATATTTCAGGTGGTATTAGTAAGATCAACACAGCAGATAACGTGTTTGGTATCTTTACTAGCAGAGCTATGCGTGAGCGTGGCAAGTATCAAATTCAGTGTATGAAGTCACGTAGTTCCACAGGTGTAGGGCAAAAGATTGACCTGGACTACAACATTGAAACCATGCGTATTACAGATCCTGGAGAAGATGCGGCTCCTGTTAACTCATTTGGCAAGAGCAACCTGCTAGATTCAATCAAGGCAAAAAGCTCATTTAATTCAACGGAAAATGCCAGTGCCGACGAGCAAAATACACCTAAAATTAGCGCAGATGTTCAAAGTGCCAAATTAAAACAACTGTTGGGCCAAATCAAATCCACCTCCTAGTAAGCAAAAACTAATAAATAATAAAAAGGTTCTGGCCCAAAATGCAAAAGAAGACCCGTAGTTTATTAGAAGAATTGGATGCAATGTATATTGAACGCGATCAGCGTCATATCATTGAGAATCGCGCATCTAATGTTATTGCTAGTGCTATTCGTTTATTGGAACAAATTGACGAAAGCTACACTCCTGAGCAGGCTGAGAATCTCACCCGTAAATTAATCAACGCTATCAAATTGCGTGATCCGGGAAAATTTACAAGAACAGTGAGAAAAACAGATGCAAATTCATGAGCTAACCCTAAAGAAAAAATCTCAAGTCAACGAGGGCATTGGAGATTTTGTTAAAGGTGCTGCTGCTGGTGTTGGCAAAGGAGTTGGCGCAGTAAAAAAATTTGGCACTGATCTAGCCAGTCCTTTTAAAGACGCAGCCGCTGGTTATCGTAGTGGTAAAGTTGATGCACAAACCAATGCCATTGCAGATAAAGCCTACCGTGCTTGGAGTGCCTATCGTCAACAGTTAGATAAAACTGCTCCTGGCGGCAAAGCAGATCCTGCTACCCTAGAAAAACAATTAATGGCCTTTGTTAGTAAAAACTTATTGGGCGGGCAATACTTGCCAAACCTAATTAACAAAGATCAAATCATCAAGTTGGTTAAACAAATTGCTGGCAATGATGCAGCTCCACCGCCTCCACCAACAGACACAGGCAAACCCGGAGCACCTGCAACCGCAGACGCACCACAAGATGCTGCCGCTACTGCTCCAGCAAAGCCGGCCGCAATTGAAAAAGGCAAAGAAGTGGCCATTGGCAACGAGCATTATCGTTGGCTTGGCGCACAATGGGCATTAGTCAATCCTAAAACTGGCGCAGCTGGAAAAACAGCAGAAAAAGGTATTCAGGCAGAACTTAATAAAATGGCACAGGCTGGTAAATTTGTTGAGCCGTTTGTGTCTCCTGAAACAGGCACGCTTGGTGCAGACCAAATGGCTGCCAACAAAGCAATTGGTAAGGAAAAAGCTCCTTATGGATTTGATACTGCTACAGGCAAGCCACTTCCTAAACCTGGCACAGGCGCAAGAATGGGAACAGCACCTTCCACACCAGGAGGCGCTGGCGCTACTGCTCCAGCAACACCCACAGACGAACCAATTTACTTAGGCGGTAAAAAATTAGATCCTAAGAATCCCAACGACGCCAAGGTTCTTGCCACAATGAAGGCCCAAGGCAAATTAAATGAATATGCTGACCTTGACCGTAAGTTACGCGAAGCGGTTTATAAAGCCAGAGACAACAATCCTAATGCCCAAGATCAAAATCCTTATGTTCAAGGTCGTGCCGGCGATGGCGCCAACCGTGGACAGTTTGCTAAATTTGATCCAGAAACTTCAACCACAGCTAATGCTGCCGCAGGTATCAATGCAATGGCCGCAGGAGGTCAGGCCGCCAGGAACGCAGAAAAGCCAGCACCAGCAAATCCTGCAAATGAATTAGAACTGTTTAAGAAATTGGTAGCTACTGCCGCACAAGCACAAACAGAAGTTGCCACAGGGCAAAGCAGCGGGACTCCTGGCACAGGCGGAGGTGCTGGTAGTAATAAAAAAGTTCAAGATCCACGCCAGATGGTTCCAGATGTACAAAATGCTGTAGCACCACAAGTTGATTCAGGAAAATTAAAAGCTGCCGGTGATGCTATTCGTAAAAATTTCCAAATTGATGCTTCTATTGGCAGCACTGATGATGACCCAGTAGACGCACTGTTAATAGCCATGGGTTTCCAACCAGCATGATAGGCATATTAAAAGAAGGTGGCAACGTATTCAAAGATAGCGACGGTCGTGCGTTAACTCAACGCATCAATCAGACCGACGTTAAACCTACTCTAGCCTGGTTAGAAGAATTATTGCCGGGCCTTGACATACAAGGCAATACACTAGGTTCAACTGGAATCAAAGATACTTCGGGCGACTTAGATATTGCTGTTGATCCCACTCAAGTGACCAAGCTACAGTTGACTACACGCCTACAACAGTGGGCACAAAGCCATGGATTCAAACCCGAAGAATGGGTCAAACAAACCGGCGCTGGTGTGCATTTTAAAACTCCTATCACAGGCAATCCTAACAATGGATATGTTCAAACAGATTTTATGTTCCTTAAGAACATTCCGTGGTCAAAGTTTGTGCTTGGACCAATGCCAGCTGACAGCAAATACAAAGGCCGTGAGCGTAATGTGCTAATGAATTCAATTGCCAAGGCCATGGGATATAAACTAAATCAAATTGCTGGTATTGCTGACCGTGCCACAAATCAAATCATCTCAGATGATCCAGATCAAGTGGCCAAGATGCTGTTGAACAAAACAGCCACACGTCAAGATTTGGCATCGGTAGAATCAATTTTACAGGCTCTGAGCACAGATCCTAAACGTGAAGCCAAACTGGCAGATTTCCGAGCACACATGGAACGTGAAGGCTTGCCTTTCATGGAAGCAACCACTGAAAGTGCCGATCTCTATGTGGAATACAGCGATGTTAATTTTCTAGCACGTCTACGTGATCGTATTGTGAATCAAGGCATGCGTCCGTTGATCGAAGCCGATCAAAATGTTGGCGGACGTGCCAAAGGAATTGAACACATAGAAGATCTAGTGTTCCGTAAGGGATCCAAAGGAGCCCAAGAAGCCTTGGCAGTGATTGATCACCTACGAGACAACACTCGCAAAAGCACCACAGTCAAATGGGATGGCAAGCCTGCCTTGATATTTGGTCGCATGCCCGATGGTGGCTTTGTCCTAACAGATGTGGCAGGCTTTACAGCCAAAGGCTACGATGGTCTATTCCGTAGTCCCAAGCAAGCAATTAACTTGTTGGCAAAAAGAGATCAAGAAGCTGCTGCCGCAGGCAAACCGGCTGGTCGTGTAGAAGCTCTGGGCCCTATGTATCAAAAGCTATTTCCTATGCTACAGGCCGCTGTGCCAGAAAACTTCAAGGGCTTTATACAAGGCGATTTACTTTACACAGCAACTCCGCCTGAACAAGCTGGTAACTTGGTATTCAAACCCAATACCATAGAATATAATATTCCTGCTGCTAGTGAACTTGGCAAAGAAATTGGCGACAGCGAAGTAGGCATTGCGATTCATACAAGAATCAAAGAACCCGGTGGTGCCAAGCAGGCCCTGGGTCGCCCTCGATTAAATCCAGTCGACGGACTGCTACTAATTGAACCTATTAGCCCGGCTGAAAATGTTCAACCAACTGACAGCAAGTTAGTTAAACAATTACGCAGTTTGATTAGTAAAAATGGTGCTGCCATTGACGGCCTGTTTAATCCTGCTGAATTAAGAGCACAACAAATTACAGACCTACCCAAGTTGGCTGTGGATTTTATCAATTACCTAATTCACAACACTGGAAATGACAACACTCAAGTAGGATCTTTTGACGCAGAAAATATTGTTACAGATTTTTTTAATTGGCTCAAGGTCACAGTAAGTCCAAGAAAATACAACAACATTGTAGAATATGTTCAAAGTCCTAGAAGTAACATGGCAGGACTAACAGCGTCTTTTGCGGCTTTTATCTTACTGCATGACATCAAGATGGACATCCTGCATCAGCTGGATCTACAGCATCCAGGGCAAGAAGGCTGGGTAGTTACAGTGCCCGGAGGCATGGTCAAGTTTGTGAATCGCTTTGGTTTTACCCGAGCAAATCGCGCTGTAAACCCCAAATAATCAGATCCAAAATCACGTTTTTTGTCTCACATGCTAAATATTAGTAGGACCTTTGAGTCCACATATTAAGGAGATTTAAAAATGGCTTATATTACTATCGTTTCCGGTGGTGCACAACCAGTATTTGCGACAGACGTTCGCAATGGTAACCCTGCTCAGACAGCTAACTTAGCTGCTGGCGGTCCTGTTAACTTCCAAGGTCCTAAATTAGACTTTTTTAGTTTGACA